CCCCGGACTTCCACGGTGATCTCGCCCGGCGGCCCCTGGAACTTGTCCTGGTTGTACTTCAGGCGCATGTAGAGATACGCCGTGTTGCGCAGCGGGTTGACCCAGTTGACATCGACGTTGTGCAGGGTGGAGCAGACGCCCTGGGAGGCGGACCCGTCGAAGAACTCATAGTGGACGTTATCGGCTCCGTACTCGGTCCAGAGCTTGCCGTCGATCCAGATCTGGTCGACCCCGCCGACCTGGACGATGCCGTCGATGGGCCCCTCGCCGATTATGCCGACGATGTGCAGGTAATCGTTCCGGTCCCCCGTGGTGCCCACGTAGCAATGGTTGAGCCCGACGCGCACCTGTCCGTAAATGAGAGGGATCTCCGCCTGGGTCGACTTCGCGTTGATCAGGTGCCCCCGCGAGCGCTCCTCCATGGCCCGGCGCGCCTGCTCGGCCCGGCTCTTCGCCTGCTGGGTCTGGGCAATGCCCGAGATCACGCTCGAGACCGTGGCAAAGAGAGAGACCAGGATGAACCCTTCAACGCCCATGGAACCTCCGCGCCGCGACGATGCGCATCTTTCGCGACAGGTTGAACGCCCGAACGCCTGTTTTCGGTGTCGAGGTCACGGCGACGCCGTTTCCGCAGTAGACGGCCAGCGTCTCGCCCATCCCCGCAAAATCGACCAGCAGCAGATCCCCCGGCAGCTCGTACAGGGGCGCGACGGGATCGCCCACGTTTCCCATCATCTCCCGCACCAGGGCGTCGGCCGCGGCCCGGTCCGCAGCCGCCCACTCCGCATAATCCCCGCGCTCCACGCTCCAGCCGGCGTATTCGGCCGGCACGTCACGGCCCAAGGCCCGCAGGACCGCCCAGCAGAGGCCGATGCAGTCGTAGCCGTCGGGCCCCGTCCCGCCCGGGCGGAACGGCCTGCCGATGAAACCGGCCATGACATCGGCGAACTTCACTTCGGGATCCTCCCCCACCAGATCTGCCGCTCCATGATGGAGGGCAGGAACTCGAACCCGCCGAACCGGTCCGCGTTGCCCAGGGCCGTGCAGCGCTCGTAGCTCTGGTCGCACCAACCCCCGGATCCGCCGTATCCGCACTCCGTGCCCTTAAACACCCACGGGCAAGTCGACTGCGCGATCCGCAGCGTCTTCTGGTTCCACAGGACCATCTCGTTGACGATCCGGATCTCCATGTCGGGCTCGACGGCGTTCCAGCCGCCGATGAAGCCCCGGAAGACCTCCTCGGCCAGGATCGTGCAGTCCGTCTTGATGACGCCGTAATACAGGATGGCCGTCTTCTTCCGGACGTTCTCGCCCAGGAAGAGGGCCGTGATCACCGAGTCGGCGTCGTCGATCGTGACCGTGAGCCGCTCGACGGACATGGAGATGGCCGAGGCGATGTCGGCGCTCTTGAAGGCGCGGGGCTGGAATGTCTTGCCGTCGTGGCGGATGGCGCGGTCCCGGTCCGTGTAGTACACGGGCGTCGAGAGCTGCAGCTCCAGCAGCCAGAATGGGCTGAGCGTCTCGGCGGCGAGGGCCGCGGCCATGTCGGCGTCGAAATTCTTCATCAGTTCCCCTTGAGCCCCTTGAGCTCGAGGCCCGTGCGGTAGAGCCCGTTGGCCATGTATTCCTTCGTCATCGCGTCCTCCCTGAACCGGCAGCGGATCCGCATGAGACCCGTAAAGTCGCAGGAGATGATCATCCCGTCCGCCGGCGCGGAGGCGAACTGCACCCGGTCCGCGCCCTCCGCCCCGCCGCCGTCCAGGATCGAGTAGCCGCCCGACTGCAGGGCGAAATCCAGGTAGATGGACCGGGCCGAGGTGGACTTGCCGGGCAGGTCGAACGTGGTGGTCGACCCGTTGCCCACGCCCACGTAGAGCCCCTTGTAGGTGTCCGGATAGGGCACGAAGAAATAGAAGGCCTCGTAGGCCCCCTTGCGGGCCTGGTAGAACTCCCAGATCTTCAGGAAGTCTGTCTTGGAGACCTTGTCGATCCTGAGCGTCACGTCGTAGACGGCGAAGTCGTCCTTTCTGGCCCGCTGCTCCCAGCCGCCGTCGAAGGCCGTCACGACGGTGCGCCACCGCGGGCTGATCTGCAGCGGGTAGGAGAGCTTCACGTCTTCGGGGAATTTCGCCATGTCAGCCCCCCATGAACGGCTTCCAGTGCTTGAGCTTGCCGTCTTTCATCTCGGATGATACGGTCTGCGTGATCGCCTGCGGGTTGCGCCGGCAGACATCCGCGAAGCTCTGCGTGTCGATGGCCCGGATGTTGTTGACGATCACGACCCCGCCCGACCCCATGCCTTTCACGCCCAGCTCGCCCGAGGCGGTCCGCCCCAGGGGCATGACGGCCTCGGGGCCGTCCTCGCCCATGAGCCCCATGCCGGAGGCCATGCGGAAGACCGTCGGCCGCTCGACGATCCCGCCCGCGGCAAAGGGAACGAGGCGGCCGGAGCTGAAGATTCCGCCTTTCTCGAAGAACATCCCCGAGCCCCCTCCGAACAGGGCGAAAAGGTCAAATGATTCCGCGCCGGAGAGGATCGAGCCCAGGCCGCCGAACAGCCCGCCGCCGGACCCCTTCAGGCTCTCCATCACCATCTGCGCCAGCGTGTCCGACCAGGCGCGGGCCATGGAGTGACAGAAGTTGATCCAGACATCTTCCAGACTGTCCACCTGCCCTGTGAAGACGGCGAAGAAACCGTCGGAAAAAGCCTGCTCCATGCCGCGTGCCGTCTGCTCGGCCTGCGTGCGCCCGCGGCGGAAGGATCCCTCGATCTCGCTGAAGTACTTCCGGGCGCCGGCGTCGAGGCCCTCGGAAAAGCTTCCCGAGAACTCCTTCATGCGCAGAATGCGCATCTCTTCGACCTCGAGCAGTTGCTTCGAGATCTCCCTGTGCTCCAGCGCCAGCTTGAGGATCTCGCGCTGCCCGCGCAGATCGTCCTCGGTGACGTCCTGGGATCGCTTCGTGATGAGGACACGGAGGCGGCCCTCCTCGGCCTCGAGGATCTTCCGCGTCAGGTCGAATTCCTGCACGAGCCGGTCGGATGCGCCGATAAGGCCCAGGCTCTCCTGATCCGCCAGCATTGTCTTGCGGAACCCGAGCCGCTGAATAACGTCCCGCGCCGAGGCGTCGGCCCAGATCTCGGCGATGGACCAGGCGTGCTCGCGCTCCGCCTGCTCGATTTTCCCGAGACGCTCCAGGCGCTTGGCCTCGTCGTTGTCACGGATCTTTTCCAGCTCCGCCGTGAGCCAGCGTTCGATACGGTATCGGGAGGCCCCCTCGTCCTCCCATACCGCCGCCTGCCGGTAGGCCTGCTCCTCGGCCGTCAGGGTGCTGCGGGCCCAGAGATCGTCGATGCGGTCGTTGAGCTTCGCGAGCTGCTCGACGCGCTTCTGCCCTTCCTTCTCGGCGATGGCCGTCTTCATCTTTTCGACGGCCCAGAACTTGTCGCGCTCGGCCTCGGCGCGCAGGAGGTTGCCCTCCGAGGTGGGATCGTAGGGGCGCTCGGCCGTGATCTTGCCGCGATAGGACGGCTGGCCGGAGTACCACGGAGATCCCGTTCCGTAAAGATCGGCCTCGCCCTTTATCCCCGCGGCGGCCCCCTGCTGCATGAAACGGTAAACGACGTCTATGACGGCGACGAGGCCCTTGCCGGCCTCTTCCTTGAAGTTGTTCCACGCGGCCCGCAGGCGCTGCATACTCTCGTAGGCTGTCTCGGCCTCGCTGCCGAACCGGCCCGTCTGGATGGACAGGTTCGCCAGCGCGATGTCGGCCAGCTTGATGTCCTCCACCCCGGCGGCGATCGCCTTGTTGAGCAGACTCATCTCTTCCTTGGTGACGAGCCCGTATCTCCTCAAGGCCTTGGGCATCTGATTCGCGATCGCGTCGGTGATATTCTCGTACACCGTCTTTACATCTTCCCCGGCCAGGCGGGCCGTGTATCGAGCACCCTGCGCCAGAGCGATGAGCTCATCGCTCCTGAGCCCCTGGGCGAGCCCCTTGGCCGCCTTCTGCATGATGTCCGAATCGTCCATGATCCCGCGGGACGCGGATTTCATCGCCTGGAGCATCTTCTCGGCATTGATGCCGACACTCTCGGCCATCAGCCGGTATGACTCTTCGGTCTGCTGGGCCTTGGCCCCGAGCTCAGCCAGGTCTTTCCCGATGGATGCAATCTGATACAAACCGACCCCGGCGATCGTGAAGGAGAAGATGCCCTTGAGTCTCGACGAGATGCCTTCGGCGGATTTCGCCAGGTCCTCGAGGGATGAGCGGTACTTGTTGATGCCGGCCATGCCTGCAGATGCATCCGTGGTGATCCGCAGTTTAACCTCATTTTCTGCCATCGCGCTTGCCCTTCATCTCCTCGCAATTCCGGCAGGCCCAGGCAAGGAATTCCCGTCCGAAGACCTCCTCGCATTCCCTCCGCTTTTCATCGCTGCAGGGACTGCCGGCCTCTTTCCTCCGGAGGAGCCGCAGCGTCTCCTCCTCGAAGGCGGCCACCTTCTCGAGGAATCTCGCATCCGGCTCGATCCCGCAGCAGCGGGCGGCCTCGATGACCGCGGCCAGGTCGATGGCGTAGACGCCGCTGAACCCGACGCGCCATTGCGTCCTGCACCGCATCAGGAGATCCCAGACGGCGGCGTTGCCTGGCAGGATTTCCGTCTCACCCTCACCCGTGATGAAAACGCGGGTGAGGTCGATCAGTTTTTTATCTCATCCCGCTGCCGTTCGGCCTGCGCCACCTCGAGGCTCTGAGCGAACGCCAGCACCCACTCGGCGAGCGCCGGCTGGTTCATGATCCGTCTTTTCGATTCCAGGTCGACGGGCAGCGGCAGGCCCTCTTCATCGCCGATCCCCTCGAAGTCCTCGATCAGGTAGTCCGCCAGGGCGTCGTCCAGCTTCTCGGCATCCACCTTCTCCGCGGGGACCATCCGCCGCGACCGCGGATCAAGCTCCATCTCCGTGCGGACGTAGGGCCTGCGCAGCTCGCGCAGGGCCTCGCCGGTCAGCTTGCGGATCTTGAGCCGCACGCCTGCCTGGTAGGTCCCCCAGGTACCGGTCGGAGGGGTTGCCGGGTCGAACCCGAGTTTTCCGATCTTCAGCATCCGCCCTTCTCCTTTCGGTTATGCCGCGTAGGCCGCGACCTTGTTGCCCACTTCCACCCGGCAGCTGCCGTAGGTGTCGTCCTGGAGGACGACGAGATCCCCGGCTTCGGCCAGGACCTTGCCGTTGACCGAAATGGGCGAGTCCAGGACGGCGCAGCGCGGGAAAACGATGTCGACGAAGTAGTTGCGCCCCGACTCGAACTCGGCGCCGGTGGCCTTCGCGTTGACCCCGAGATACTCGTTGTCCTTGATCTTCTGCTGCAGGATGAAGTCCCGCATCTGGCGGTTGAGCTTCAGCGTCTGCAGGCGCCCCTGACGGATCACGTAATTGGCGTATGTCCCGGTTCCGCCCACGCGGAATTCCACGGCCAGGTTGTTGTTGACGACATGCTCGATGCTCTCGATCTCGCTCGACATCGTGTGCCCCCCGAGGAAGGCCGTGCCGTTCCACTTGCCGCCCACGCGGACGACCAGGTCCGTCACCCGCAGCGGGGGCTCGGTCACGCGGGCCGGAAAGCTGCACCAGGCGGGCTCCGTGGGGACATAGAGGATCTCGTAGGTGGTGGACGTTGCGACGCCGCCCGGGGCGGTGATCGTGAGAACGGCGGGTGTGGCCGCCGAGACGGCCGTCACCGTCACGTCCTTCCACTCGCCCGTGGTGGGCACGAGGACCCGGACCTGATGCACGTTGTCGAGGCGCTCCTGGGCCGCCGTCGAGCCCTGGACGGCATTGGCCGCCAGGGTGAGGCTCGTGGCGTTGTAGGCCTCGGCGACGGATTCCTTCGCCATGTTGTCGGCGTACTTGCCCGTCCCCTTCACGCCCAGGGAGAGCCTCGCCCAGGCATCCTTCGCAAAGGTGGCCGTGAGCTGGTCCACGTGCATCGAGGCGAAGCGGCGCTTCATGATCGTCTGCCCCAGACGCATGGCCGCCGTGAAGGAGGGCAGGAACATGTCGGCCGTCGGGGTGATGACGTGCTTGTAGCCCGTGCCCCAGGCCGAGGCGGAACGGCCGCCGAAGGCGAAGGCGTAGCCGAAACCGAAGTGCTGCGCCTGTGCCTTCTCGAACTCCAGGGTCCCTTCCGCCAGGGCCCCGAGGTCGTAGACCGTGTCGGCCTCTTCCTTGCCGGTCAGCTCGTTGCGGTTGTCCTCCCGCCGCGGCTTGAGGAGGATCACGTTGCCCTTCGCGACGAGCATGGAGGTGTCGAGCGTCTGTTCCGTGTTCAGGGCGGTCTCCTTCGCATTCGCGGAGACGGCCAGCAGGTTGTAGTCGGCTAAATAGTTTCTCATGCTTCACCTCCTTCTTCGTTCTCCTCGACAGGCTCGAACCTGTCGCCGTACTCCTGCGGGATTTCGTCATAGTAAACACCCGCCTGATATGACCGCAATGCCATCGGCCCGTCAACGCAGGTGAAATTGGGGACTCCCGGTTTCAGCCGATACTTCATGCTCGCCCTCCTATGTGATCTTGGATAAGTTGGTAACGTAATACTTATACTCAGCGGTCGCCTTCTTGCCAACGCCGTAATTGATGATCACGGTAACGCACCGCAACTCTCGGGAATTATCCTGATCCAGAATCCGGTTCTCGTCACTCGTGATCGTGACGCTGTAGGTGCTCGACGAAGGGATGAATGTTTCGGCTTCCCTGATCTCCGTGCCGGAAGCCAAGTCATCTATCCGTATCGTGCCGGATGTCGGCGTGACAGGTGACCCGCTTTCGTCCGTGAACGAAAGCGTCACGATGCTCGTCGACTTCTCGTTGACCGTGTCGTATCGCATCCTTCAGAATTCCCACTTCCCGGCCTGATATTCGATCGTGATCCGCACCGTGGCGCGGCCGACGCCCTCGTCATTGATCATCAGCTCGATCGAGTCCCCGGCGGGCTCCGTCAACAGGGCGAGGCCGCCCCACGTCTCGTCGGCGCCGATCGCCCGGTAGATGTCCTCGAGATAGGACCGCGCCAGGGCAGGCGGGATGTCCTGGCCTATGGCCTCGATAACCAGCGCGACGCGGTTGTCGCGCTCGCGCATCGTCCAGGCTTCGATCTCGGTCTCCGTGTCCCTCAGGCAGACGGCCGGCAGGCTATCGACGGGGATGGGCGTCGTCTGCCATTCCAGGACGTTCGCCCCGATATCCGTCGCGTAGCCGTTGGCGATCCGGATCGTGGCCAGCCGGGCCCGCACCGCGTCGATGATCTGCTGCCGCACGCTCATGCCGCCTCATCCGATCGTCGTCAGGATCATCGTCGTCAGCCCGGCGCCGTCCGGCTGCATGTCGATGATCCGGTATTGCGTTTCGCCGATGAACAGCGTGTCGCCCACCTTCGTGCCCCCGATGTCCGCCGACCGGCAGGTCGCCTCCCGTGTCGCCGTCCGCACCGCCGCGGCCGGGCCTTCCGCCAGGGCCGGCGATTCGTCGACGAGGACGGGAATATGCCGGGGATCCGCCCCCTCGCCCAGGTCGGCCTCGACGGCGAACTCGTCGGCATTGAGGAACACGGCCAGGTCGGCCTCGAGCTGTTCCCTGAAGGTCGCCATGGGGGGTCATTCCTTTCCGCGGGCGCGGCCGAAGAGGATCCGTTCGAGGCACAGGGCCGCCAGGGCGACATACACCCAGATCTCCTTGTCCGGCGTCAGCGTGTAGCCGAGGCTCGAAATGGCCTCGACCGTCGCCTGCACCGCGTCCCGGAACAGGGCCACCATCGTGGCGACGAGCGCCACCGCGGCGGGCCCCGTTGTCTTGAGATCCCTGATGTTATCGAGGATTTCCTGCATCACCACTCCCCCTCGTACAGCACGTCATAGCACTTGTAGTTCCGGAACTTGTCGGCCAGGTTGTCCGGGTTCCATCCGTATCCCGGGTAATCGCAGAGGCCGGCGTGACGGCAGTGCTCGACCACCAGCTCCGAGCAGACCGGGATCTCGATGACATGCAGGAACCCTGCGAGCCCGACGGCATGCAGCGCGAGCCGCCAGAAGGGATAGACCTTACCGTCCCACTTCTTCACGGCGTGGTAGCCGCGCATGAACGCCGGCATCGTCATGTCCCGGTGACGGGCGACCAGGATCCGGCAGCCCGTATAGGCGTTGATGTCGTAGTGGGCGATCCGGCGCAGCGACTCGAACGTGGTGCCGTCGCTCGCGACGACGATGCCCGCGTGGTTGTACGTGCTCTCGCGGTCCAGCGCCTTGAGCTTCTGGGCCGCCAGGATGGCGTCCGACACCCAGGAACCGGTCCGCACGCAGAAGTAGTCGCCGGGTCTCAATTCGGCCTTCATTTCGCCTTCTCCGCCTGTGCGGGCGGGTTGATGACAACGGGTTGGTCCTGGCTCCCGATCCAGCCCCCGATGCCGAGTCCCGCCAGGATCGCCAGGATGATCATGATCTCGATGGTCGTGAGCCCTCTGCCGTTCATGGTCCTCCCCTCAGATTCTCCCGTCCGGGGACATGGAGAAGTGATTGCCGTCCCCGGGGATGTCGCCGCCCCACCGGTTCAGCGGGTGCAGGGACTTCCAGTACTCCCCTGCAGGCCGGTAAACCCCGCTGTCCGCCACCAGGGCCTTCTTTTCCTTGTCGATCATGGGGATATCGAGGGCAAGCCGCTCGAAGTGCAGGCTCACGCCGGATCCCTTGCCGATTTGCCTATACACCTCTCGGTCACGCCACAAATCGCCGCCGACGACCCAGTACCCTTCATAATGCTCCTGCATCCACCGGATCAGGCGGGCGACGTTGCCGAGAAAAACATGCTGCATTTCGTTCTTCGTCATAGTCCCGTGCCGTTTCGGAGCAGCTTGTCGACCTTGCCGTCGATCTTGCTCAGCCAGGAGTTGATGCCCTTGATCGACTCGACGATGCCCGAGTGGTCCTGGCAGTGTTTGCTGTCGCAGCCCCCCCGGGGAGGCACGATCCTGTAAAACACGCCCAGGGCCGTGAACGAGATCCCCGCGATCGCGATGCCGGTGCCGAGGTCCATTTTCACCTCACCAGTAGGGCTCCCAGAGATCGAGCCAGTATTCCGTCCAGGCCGCCGCGAGCGTCACGGCCAGCTTCATGCCTGCCTGCAGGACCCGGTTCTGTTCCATCGCGACAAACAGCATCAGCGCCTCACCTTCCAGGTGCAGACTACTTGACCAGCCCAATACCAGCCGGGGCCGAGGGAGACGCAGGACGACTGAACGTAAAAACCGCCTCGGTCGATTCCAGCCTCCCCCAGACCGCGTCGAGCTTGTAGGCCTTGACCCGCATCGTGTGCGTGCCGGAACTCACCGCCGAGACGTCGTAGTAGAGCCGCACCCCGCCCGTTACGGCCTGTGCCGGAGACTCCACCACAGCGCCGCCGTCCACAGAAACAGCAAAGCCGTCAGGCTGTAGAGAGGCAGCAGGATAAGGATCGCAGACCACGAAGGGGGACGCCCAGGCAAGCCCGGGAACCAGGACCGCGAGAAACAGAACGGCGATGACTTTTTTCATGGGTCTCTCCTCTTCCGGTTGACGGCCCCTCCCGGCCTTTGCGGCCCGGGAGGGGCTACGGCGACTAGGCAAACCGCTTGTGGGCCAGCATGACGCACGACGAGTTGCC